GTCTGAACCCGAGCACCTAAGCCTGTGCCCAGATCAAAAGCACCCTGACCTAACGATTCGACTGTACCGCCTAAGCCAAGCTGAGTCTGGAACGGAGTGTAAGCAGAGGATTGCAGACCTAAGCCACCGGACAGAAGACCAGAGCCGAAACGAACCTGATTCTGACCTTGTTCCATTGCCTGGGCAGCTAACTGAGCGTCTTGCTGAGCAAGGGCATTGAAGTAAGCTTCTAACTCAGGGTTAGCCGCAGCTAAGCCCGCACCACCGCCAGGACGCATGCCTGTAGCGCCCACAGATAAACCTGTGCGGCCTGTGTTTAACAGATTCTGACGAACACCGCTCAGAGCACGTTCCCGGCTCGGAGCCAGTAAATCCTGCTGAGCTTGCATCCAACGCTGGGCAGCCGCTTCCGGCGATTCAGCCAGATAACGTTGACCCAGGTTAAACAGGCCTGTACCGGCCTCAAAGCCACGCTCAGCCGTGTCCAGACCTTGCTCGCCGGCTTGCGACAGGAGGCGGTCACGAATAGCCTGTAACTGCGGGGAAAGCGTATAACCGGCAGAAGTCAGTCGACCCTGGGGATCAAACCCAAAGCGGCTGGAACCAAAGGCAGTGGTAACACCCACCGGACGGAAACGAGCCTCCTCCGCTGCAATCTGAGCCGCACGAACCTGAGCATCTGCGGACTGCTGGGCAGCGCCTTGGGCAGCGTCTGCCTGCATGGAGGAGCCTAACAGGCCAATACCTCCAGCAATTAAGCCACCAATCCACGGCATATTATACCTCGTCTTTCTTGATTAAAACTTTGTCCACCTGTTCTTCGTCTGTCTCTTCCGTTGCATGGATACAGAACCAGACCGCATCTTCTAATGCGTGAACAGCGTGATTTATATTTCGTTTAATAGTAATACAAGACGGGGCCGTATATTCGACTTGTCCATCATCAGTTTGAACGATAACCCGACCAGAAGCAAGGATACTTAAATGATCGTAGTTATGTTTGTGCTGGAAGGCGCTAAACCCAGCGGGAATAAGCATTTGCTTAGCATACATGCCGGAAGAGAAGTGGTGTTCAATATCCGGCTGTGTCTGAGGCACTGTATGCAGCATCTTCTTGATAAAGTCAGATACTTGCATCAGGTTTTAATAATGAAGCGAACCGCAAGGTACGGGGGCAGGTTAGCGTCTGTGCCGGACACACCGCTAGAAGCGACGGTCGTCGAAGCCGTGATACCTGTCGTAGACGTTCCGGTGTTATGACTACCAGTAAAAGTAGAACCGTTATCAGGGCCAGAAGTTGTACCAAATGTTAGTTGTGTACCAATATCCGTGTGCAGGTGTCCTGGGTCCGTAATGCTAGTAGTGGCAGTGTGGGTGTGCGAGACAACCACCGCATCCTTAGAGCCGCCTGTAGCACCGTTGGCATATAAACCACCGCCGCCAATCGGCATACGGTTTGTAAAGTTCGGCAGGTTAAAGGTGTTCGTACCGTCACCTGCGCCATACGTGGTGCCGATTACCGCATACAGAGCCGCATACACTGTGCGGGAAACAGCAGAGCCGTCGCACAGCAGGTAGCCGGTTGGGGCAGAAGCCGTAGACCAGAGCTTAATCTCACCCGTAATAGCGGCCGAACCTAGGGCAGTCTGAACAAAGGCTGTCGTAGCCAGTTGCTGGGTATTTGTACCAAACACAGCCGTAGGCGCAATCGGAGTACCGGTAAAGGTGGGCGAAGCGCTGTCAGCCTTGGAGGCCACTGCCGTAGCAAGGTTATTAAACTCCGTATCAAACTCGGCACCCTTGATAATCTTCAAGGGGTTACCGGTAGCTAACGAGTCCTTGGACGTGAAGTTTGTACTTTTTACGTAATCGGTCACAGTTAGACCACCTTTCCGTTCTTAGCGTGAATTTCGATCTTTTGAATAGAGAGCGCCGATCCGTTAATATCAGCTTCGTACCCTGTTTGAATAACCTTACCTGAACCAGTAGGATAAGCTACTAAAGTTTCAAGGTTAGTACCTCCTGTGTACTCCCCTATATTATACTCCGAAATACCAAAATATGCAACCCCTTTAGCGGGAATTTTTGCAGTTTGTGCCTGATAGTTGCTACTAAAATCGTAACCCCATTTCAGCGTCACGAACTGGTTCGATCCGCCAATAACAGTCACAGACAGTTTCTTCAGCACCGAGGTAACAGAAGGCTGCCCAAGGTCGGTATGGTTGGTGAAGTATTGGAACCGGTAGGTAACACCATTATCTAGATATCCGGTATACTTACCGACATACCCTTCTTTCCCGATCAGCAGCGACTCATCCCGTAAGTAACAGAAGCTCTTGGGCTGAATGTTGTCCCAGGTAGTAACCCGGGCTGCGCCATCAGGTAAAGCCGCCTTGAGGTCGAAACAGTAAACTGTCTTCAGGGTCGGGAGGGTAAGAAGATAGAAGGACTCAAAGGGGCTATAAACCGCTTTGATGTTCCTCAAGTTTTCCCCGTTAACCGCCGACATAAGATCGTTGCGGACGTTCTTACTGAGGTCACGGAACGGAGCCGATTTCTCTTGGATTGTCCGTAACACAGAACGGACACCTGTATCCGACAAGAAGATGATATCAGAACCGGTGTTTTGGATCGTGTCCCGAGACAGACACCCAATACCAATGACCGTATCAGATAAAGTCATTGTGGCAGGAGAAGTAGCCCCGCTGTATACAATGATGCTGTTCCGGCCAAAGATAAACAGGAACCCGTTATGGGCACCTAAGCCGGTAATGGTGTCGCCGCCTTTAGGCCAGACTGTCGTAATATCCAGGGTACCGGCAGTGCCTGTAGACCAGATATGCCCGTTAAGCTGGTCCGAGAAGGAGATAACTACCTTGTCAGTCAGGGTCGTAGCCGCCCACAGACGGCCATAAGCGCTGATAACGTTATCCGCCAGGGGGACCGTACCTAAGTGGCCTGTCTTTTCAGACACCCGTTTGTACGTCGTCGACGACACGTTGGGGTCGAACACCAGCGGATCATGACCGATCTGGAAGAAGTATGCAACTTCATTCAGAATAGCAATCTGCCAGTGGCTGTCCGTAATCGTGGGGGTCGTACCGCCGCCACCGTAAGTAAGTTCTGTCAGCGCACCACTAGCTAACTTGAACAGCTTATTGTTGCCAGCACAGACAATATACTCTGTACCGTCATCCATAACAAGCTGACCGATAGCTTTTACATCGGCGGTACTTAACTGAGCGTTAGCAGAGTTCTGAGGCTGCCAGCCCTTACGTGCCCCGATACGGCCATACTGGTCAATAACACAGTTGTTAGCCACCAGAGCAAAGCCAGAAGCTAAGTCAAGGGACGAATCCTGTGTGTTTAAGCCAAAGAAGCCGGGAGCGGTAATACTGTGTGTTTGAATAACCTGGGCCATTAGTTAGCTCCCCAGGTTTCTTCCTCCGGGTAACGCGAGGACTCAATAGCAATGTAGTCGGCCAGAATGCTCTTAAACATCGCGTAAGCCTCAGAAGTGCCCAGACCGCCATCCTCACCACGGTCAACCAGAGCACGGGCGTAAGCCAGTTGCACCACAGGCTCCGACGGAACCAGAAGCTGGTCCGCATCCGAAGTTAATTTACCTTGGGGTTTGTAGATGTTAAAGAAAATCTGGTAGGTGTCGTTAGGCACCGGGTACAGGTCAACTTGAGTATCCCCGTTGCTGTTGATACCGTTGAAGTTGTAGTAGGTGGGGACACCCTGTTCCGGGGTCGGGGTGCTGATAAATAACGCAGTCATTTCCATCGTGGCCTTAGGCTCCATATGGAAACGCTCTGTGGCGTTATACACCTCAATAACCTTAAACCGGGCATCTGTGCCCACCAGTGCATAGTTAAACACTGTCGGGCTAGTCGTAGCCGTCAGGGTGGTGGTCAAGGCATTCCAGTTATAGGCATCTTCCACCACGCGCTTAGCATCGTTAACGAAAGCCCCAATCAGCTTAGACAGGGTGTTTTCATTGACAGTGCCAACTTCAGGTTCGCGTAAGCGGACTAAAACCTCGTTAACCAAATCTAAGTAAGTGGGGAGTGCCATAGTTATTTATCGCTTTTCTTTTCAATCTTGTCTTCGATTCGACGTAACGTATTAAATAACTCTTCCTTAAATAAGTTAAACTCATTCTTAGGAATGTATTCCTTCGCTACTTCTTCACGAAACTTATATAAATCATCTTTAAGGGAATTGACAGCAGTGTACATTTCCCTAGCAAACCAACCCAGAGCCGCTGTAAAGCTTCCAAGGATTAGGTTCAGCAATGTTTGAAACTCCATCATATGCTCCTAACACTTCCAACGCTCTCGCGCAGCTTTACCACGGTCTCCGGTCCATCCCTCACTACGGGCACAGAACGATTTCTTACGGGCGGCATCAGCTTTGGTTTTAGGGTTAGGTGCCGGAGGTTTCAGGTTAGAGCCTGTTTCCCGGTTATATTTAGCCCGGCCCTTAGCGGTAAGGCCTGCGCCTTTTGACACAGGAAGCTTCTCACCGCGACCGACCGATAAGTTAACGTTCTTTTTCGTAGCCATTATTTATTCTTTTTCTTTGCTGTCTTGGCAGAGGCGATAAAGTCAGCTTTAGAAGGAGCACCCTTAGTCCCAGGCTTACGCATGCGCTCACCTGAACCAGCTTTGATGCGCTCCCGCTTAGCGTGAATATTAGCGTACAAGCCCGGTTTAGTAGCCACGCTTAGCACCTTTCATGGCAGACTTGGCTTTAGGCATCGGAGCCTGCTTAGGAGCCATACCGGTTTTCTTGGAATACTCTTTGGCTTCTTTCTTACCCTTAGCTGTGTAAGGGAATTTCTTTTGTCCAACCATCGGCATAATTTACTCCTTAGGTAACACAGGTAAAGCCTGCTTAATTTCATCAGGGGAAGAGGCGGCATCAATTGCTGCCTGCACAGCAGCGTATTTCACACGTATTGCTTGACGTGCAGCTTCTGCTTCCTCCATAGCGATTCCGGGAATACGTTTGGCGATTACTTCGTCGTGGGTGGCAAACTCCTGCGCTCGTAACTCACGTCGAATCTCATGTCCAATCGTTTTAGCTTTATTGAGATTTACAACAATCATTATGCATACTCCCACGCATTGCGGAAGGTTCGATCAGAGGGAACGTCCTCGGCGTTGATGATCTTGTAAGGCTTGCCCTCAGGAACATCCTTAGCAGCAATCTCTTCAATCGACAGTTTACAGTCAGGAGCGGGAATAATAACAGCCACTCCGCCGTCATCCGTAGGGTAAATAATTCGATGGTTCATTTTAACTCAACGGTGAAAAGCCAACATAATGTAGGTCGTGTCTGTAGTAGCGCCGTTCTCTATGTGCTGCATACGCATTGCAGAAGCAGTAGGGGAAACCACGTTAAGGTTGTTTGTAGCATTAGTGTTGCTGACGGAGTTTAACGTTCCAATAGTAACCGAGTAATTTCCATCGGGAAGCGCAGACGTAAAGTTTACGGTGTAATCTCCGGTGCCGTTATCAGTGATACTACTAACGTTGCCGCTAGCACGGATTGCTACTGTACCGGTGCCGTTGAAGTTCACCCACGCACGGCAAGCAAAAGAAGGATACCCACCCTCTTGCGTGATACCAGCTGAACTGACAACGACAGCATCGCTAGACGTTGCACCCGCATTACCCACACCCAGTCGTACAGTCCCGTCTGGGGTGCTCGGCTGATACCAAGTCAGGTTTTGAGAGGCAGTGCCAGAGTTACCGACCTGAAAGTTCTTAGCGTTTACGGTACTCATTCTTCCGCTCCCCGATTAGAGGTGCCCTCTTGTGCTGCAGGCTTCGGGTATTGCTGTTTCACGGCATAAATGGCAGCTTTCCAAGCATCGTAGCCACCGTGGTACAGCAGGTCGAACTGGTCAGCGTAGGAAGGGTACGCAGAAGCGCGTTTTGCCTTGTATGCGTTTGGGTCAGACCACGCATTGATAGCAGCAATGTCGATCTCTACCTTATTGCCTGCTGCGTC